ACAAAGTATATTCTTCAGTCTGGCTCCAAGTCATTGCACTGGGATGGCTCAGCTTGGCAACACCCAGGCTTTAATAAGATGTATGTAAATGGCTCAGAGACATTTGACAATCAGGCTATGATTGGAGATTGGGTCCACGTTGTCCTAACCTCTACTTCAAAGATAAATGCTGGAACAGATATTTACGTAGGGTCAGATTTGACGGGAGCAAATCAAACTGATCTTTCCCTTGGAGTATTTGCTATGGCAGCCTATGTATTAGACCAATATGATGTAGAGACTGAGTATGAATCATTTACTGGATACCCACAAGAGTCCTTGGTTACGGACAATATTGGGCTAGAGATTATTGATTATGGTCTTATTCCATACCGCTATGCCTTGCAAAGAGCATAAATCTGCACCTATCTGTGACAAACCCTGGCATATTATCATAAAAGATGGTATCATTGCTATATGAAATCAATTAAAACATCAGTTCTAGAAGAGACCACGCTAGGCGTGTATATCTGGCAGATGCCAGACGGACGCTGGGTGGGAGATGACCAGGGTAACTATTTGTCAGTGGCTGCATTTAAAGGCGACAAGACTAAGGTAGATGCAATCACAGAGGTCGTCAAAGGTTTCGGAATTGAAACTGGTAGTGCAGTATTTCTTTCTGGTCAGAGAAAAATTAATGACGAAGAATATGAAGAACAGAAGGCAAGACTTAAGTGGGGACTTACGCCAGATCCATTGGACATTGGTGAATATAAAGAGGCTCTAAGAAATTCGGGGATTAAATAATGTCAGACGTAGTTAACGACGAAGATAACACAAGAGAAATTCACGCTAGAATATCTGGCGAATTCTTTGGAGTATCAGAAACAGAATCTAGCACAGACCCATTTGATGCAAAGGCAGAAGACATTGCTAAGTATCGTGGCTTCTCTCCAAACTTCAAGAGAAAGAATACAAGACTTCTCCAGAAGTTTCAAAGAGGACAAGATGGAGCAGAGTCAAAAAAGGTCGAGACAGAAATCCTTATGGGATACGACATCATGGATGTTGTTACCCCCCCATACAATCTAGACTACCTAGCAAAGATTTACGAAGTATCTTCACCACACTTCGCTGCATGTAATGCAAAGGCTTCAAACATCGTTGGTCTCGGATACGAATTCCTTGAGACACGTAAGACAAAAGAGAAGATGTCTGAATACGGAGATGATCAGAAGAAGCTTGCTGCATTTAGAAGAAGACTAGAAAGCTTGAAGGAAGAACTTCAGGATCAACTAGAATTGATGAATGAAGAAGACACATTTACAGAGACATTAACAAAAGCATTCCTAGACCGTGAGGCAACAGGAAATGGCTTTATTGAAATTGGACGTAAGGTAAATGGACAGATAGGATTTATCGGACATATCCCTGCTACTACAATGCGTGTACGTAAGCAGCGTGATGGCTTTGTTCAAATAGTTGGAAACAGAATCACATTCTTTAGAAACTTTCAGGATACAGAAACGGAAAATCCAATCGGAGACGATACTCGTCCAAACGAAGTTATTCACCTAAAGAAGTACACACCAAACAATAGCTATTATGGCGTACCAGATATTATCCCAGCAAAGACAGCATTAGCTGGAGATGAATTTGCACAGCGCTTTAACCTTGACTACTTTGAAAACAAAGCGGTTCCAAGATATATTATTACTGTAAAGGGTGCAACACTTAGTCGCTCATCAGAAGCTAAGCTGCTTGAATTCTTCCAAACAAATCTTAAGGGTAAGAATCATAGATCACTTTATATTCCACTTCCTGCAGATGAAGATGGCAACAAGGTAGAGTTCAAAATGGAAGCGGTTGAATCAGGAGTTCAAGACTCATCATTTAATCAGTACCGTAGAATGAACAGAGATGAAATTCTTATTTCACACAGAGTTCCAATTTCAAAGCTGGGACTTCCAGAAGGAGTTTCTCTTGCAGCAGCTAAAGATGCAGACAAGACATTTAAAGAGCAGGTTGCAAGACCAGAACAAAAGAATCTTGAAAAGAAGATTAATAGAATCATTGCAGAATTCACAGATGCATTCACACTTAAGTTTAACGAATTAACATTAACGGATGAAGACACTCAGTCAAAGATCGATGAAAGATATTTGAGAATGAAGGTCATTGTTCCCAATGAAGTTCGTGCTAGACTAGGCATGGCTGGTAGATCTGGCGGGGATGACCCTGTTCAACTTACTGGACAGCAAGCTTCTGAGGCAACAGCACAGGCAACTGGTAACAGACGACGTGATCAAGAAAGACAAGGCAATCAAGTTGATACACCAGGAAATGCTAGAAATCCTCAAGGAGAAGGGCGTGTTACGCCCTGATTTTGGTATTTATACAAAAACGTTGCTAAAATAAGCTTATGACTGAAATAATCAAATCAAATTGGTACAGCGATGGGGATAGCCTCAAGCTATCGATGCCTATTGCTAAAGTCGACAAAGAGCGTAGACTCGTCTCTGGCTTTGCTACCCTAGATAATATTGATCAGCACGGAGATATCGTTGCCGCAGATGCATCAACAAAAGCATTTGAAAACTTTAGAGGAAACATTCGTGAAATGCACACACCTCTTGCAGTTGGTAAGATGGTCTCATTCCGTAAAGAAACTTTCTTTGATAAGAAGAGCGGTAAGGAGCATAGCGGAATATTTGTAGATGTGTATGTTTCAAAGGGTGCACAAGATACATGGGAGAAAGTTCTTGATGGAACTCTTTCAGGATTCTCAATCGGCGGGAATGTAAAGAAGACCGATAATGAATTTAACTCTGAGCTAGATAAGTCAATTCGTGTAATCAAGGAATATGATCTTACAGAACTTTCACTAGTAGACAATCCAGCAAATCAGCTTTCAAACATTTTTTCAATTCAGAAGACTGCAGACGGAAATACATTTTCTGGTATTGCAGCAGATGTACAAGTAGAAAACATTTTTTATGATTCATCGTCCGATGAAGTTTTCCTTTCTAAGGATTCAGAATTTAAGTCACCAACAACAGATAGAGTTCTTGAGAACATTGGTTGGGTAGAAACATCTGATACAAACAAGTCAAGCGAAATTAACAGAATTCTTGATGCCTACAAGCAATCGAGAGGTGTTTTGTCTGAGGCCGTTGAAAAGTCTGAGCAAAATAATTCAAATACCGAAGGAGGTGTTACTGTGGCAGAAAATACAATAACACAGGACGAAGTAACGACAGAAGCAGTAGCTAATGTCGAAGAGGTAACTGAAGCTGAACTTACAAAGTCTGCAGATGCAGAGGAAGCACCAGCAGCACCAGCAGAAGAAACAGCACCTACAGAAGAGGCAGCAGCGCCAGCTGAAGAAGCAAGCGCACCCGTTGCAGAAGTAGAAGTTGAAGAAACTGATTTTGCTAAGATGTTTGACGATATGAAGGCATTTTTCTCAGCGGAAATTACAAAAACAGCAACAGCGGAGGCAGTATCTAATCTTACTACTCAGGTTGATGCAAAGATTGCAGAAGTCACAACAAAGTACAACGAGCTCGCAGAGGTCGTTAGTAACATTAAGGCACATATCTCATCAGTTGAGAAGCGTGTAGATGGTGTTGAGAGCGAAACAGCAATCAAAAAGTCTTCTGATCTGGACGGGTCAGATGTTAAAATAACAAAAAACAACAATAAGTGGGGCGGGCATTTCCTCAGCGTCCGTGACATTTACTAATTCTAGAAAAAGGAAAGAGGTGAAATAAATAAAATGAGCGATATTCTACAAAAAGTAGTAGACACTACAAACGTTGGATCAGGAAATGGTGGTCTTCTTAACACAGACCAGGCTAACCGATTCATCGATTACATGTTCGATGCTACCATCCTTGCCCGTGCAGCTCGTACAGTTCGCATGCGTTCTAACACAGCAGACATTGATAAGGTTGGAGTTGGTACACGTTTGATGACAGTAGCTACAGAAGCAACCCAAACAGGTGCTAATGCAGCAGTCACATTCACAAAGATTTCTTTGACAACAAAGAAGCTACGTCTTGATTGGGAACTTTCAAGCGAAGCTCTTGAAGACAACATCGAAGGAACTGATCTTGAGGATCACATTGCTCGCCTAATGGCAACTCAGGCAGGTAACGACATCGAAGATCTTTTGATCAACGGCGTTGGTACAGGTACTGGTTTGATGTCAGCGTTTAAGGGATTCCGTGCACTAGCACTTGAGTCAGCAAACGTTGTAAACGCAGGCGGTGCAGTAATCTCTAAGGCAGTATTCAACAGTGCAATTAAGGCTATGCCACGCAAGTACAAGCAGCGCCGTAATGAACTTAAGTTCTTTACAGGTTCTAACTTGGTACAGGATTACCTATACAACTTGACTACAATTGGTAACGGCGGAACTCCTGAAGACATTGCGTCTTCAATTCTCCGTGGTAACCCAAATGGTCCAGCAGGTGCTCCAGGTGGCGTAATTCCATTCGCATTCGGTATTCCAGTAGTTGAAGTACCTTTGATCGATGAGACAAAGGACGGCGACTATTCAGGAGCTACAGGAGATCATGGTGACATCCATCTTACATTCGCTAACAACCTAGTTGTTGGTGTAAAGCGTGAGATTCAGGTCTACCGTGAATTCAAGCCAAAGAAGGATACAATCGAGTACACAATGTTCGTAAGAACAGGTTGTGCAATCGAGAATCCAGAGGCATTCGTTGTTGTAAAGAACGTAAAGGTTTCTGCATAACAGCAAACACAACTAAATAGTCTATAGGGGGGTCCGAAAGGGCTCCCCTTTAGTCATTATTGGTGCTATAATTAGAAGGAAAAGACGAGAGGAGAAATAATGTCTTTTAGTAGTTTGAAGCTTGATGAGCTTCGTAAGGTAGCTGAGACCTTTGCCGTAGAGCATGAAACAGCTAAGAATAAAGCAGATTTAATCGCCCTTCTAGCCGAAGAGGGTGTTAGCTACGATATGTACGCTAAGTTTACAGAGGCTGATAAGGCTGATGTAGAGGTCGATGAGCGTGTTACAAAATCAGCTCCAGAGACTCCAGGGGTAGGCCAGGTCCTCGTAAAGATGGAACGAATGAACCCTAGATACGATGTTAATGAATTTACTTTTACTCAGGATAATCCATTTATTGTGATGACCGAGAAGAAGGCACAAGAAATATTTGATACTCAACAGGGCTTCCGCCTTGCTACGCCGAAGGAGGCTCAGGAGTTCTACTCCTAAGAGTATAAATGGAGTTATATACAGGCCAGACTCAAGACATCTATCTAGACATATATGTTGAAGATGAAATTAGATTGGCAGACCTAAACCCTACAGTTACCATTTATGATGGCGATACAGACGTTTTGCTAACAAGCGGATATGCTCTTCCAGAGGATGACGATGAAGGAAAATACGCATTTCGTATCATAGACAATCATGTATTAACAGATAAGTTGATCAAAGCTGTATGGACCTATTCTGTAGATGGAAATGCTATGAGTAGCATAAACTACTACAATGTTGTAACTCCATACATCTCCTTGGCTGAAGCTTATACCAAGCTTCATCTTGGGCGTAATGAAGGTGAAGCTAATTATATAAAGTTTCATGAAGTAGCAGATGCTGAAAGATTTGCAAGATTTATGGTCCAGAACTACACAGGCGTAGATTTTGGCAAGAAGGAAAGAAGTGTTTCAGCTTATGGGCAGGATGCAGATGTCCTTTTCTTGGGGGAAAGAATACTATCCTATACCGTAATCAAGGAAAATAATAAGGTAGTTATTGATAGAACAAATAATATTAATCTATTTAGTCATTCTGTAGAAATTACAGACACAAATCATTCTCTTAGAATCATCTCTGATGATGACATTAATGAGGGTGGAAAGAAAGATATCGTATATCCTTCTACTGGAAGCTTTTATGGCGGATATAGATATGACGTAACAGGCGTATTTGGATATAAGAGCGTACCAGAAAAAGTACAGGCAGCTGTAATTATGCTAATGAAAGATTATTTTGGTAAGGATAATATTTGGAGAGCCAGATACGTTAATAGCGTTTCATTCGGTGATACAGATATGCAGTTCTCAAAACTAGCTTTCAGAGGGACAGGTAATTTCTACGTAGACAAACTCCTTGATGAGTACAAGTCTACTAACATGGCGGTAATCTAATGATAGGCTCATATTCAGTTGAAGCTAAATACGCTATGCAACTTGACTTATATAGAGTTCAAATAGATCAAGATACTAATAGTGGAGAGATAAAGAGAAAGTGGATATACACTGAGACTCTTTCATGTCTAGCTAAATCAATTATATCTTCTGGAGTTAGAAGTCCATCTAATGATAAAACTGTTGACTCAAGATATATGGTAGAAGAAATTCTAAAGGTTATGACTTTGGTCAAGCTTCCACGTAATTCTAAGATTAGTAACATACGTGATCTAAACGGACTTGTTCTATGGGAAGAAGCAGAGATATCAGGCAATCCCTCCACCATCTTTGACATAGTAGGATCAACTCCTATTATCGATGGGTTTGGCCAGATACTTGAATATGAGACAACAATTCAGAGGAGCGACATTCAGAATGCCCTCAATTAAAATTAAAACAAATGCAGTAGCGGCAATAAATAACTCTATGGCTTACATGCAGGGAGTCGCAGAAGCCCCAAATGATGCAATGATAAATACCGAAATAGGAAAAGCATTTGCTAGTATCGCAAAGAGGTCCCTGTCTTCATTTATTGATCAAGAGGCTAGACTTAGCCCAGCATCAATGCACCATGTGTATGAGTGGGGACAGCTAGGAAAGCCTACTGGAAGACTATGGAAGATAGAATCTACATATAAGCCAGGAGTCATTGCTATTAGTTCAGACTTTAGACAATCAAGAACCTATGTACCATTAACTCCAGGAACAAAGAAAAGACATAAGTTTACCTTTAAGGCAGATGTCATGGAAAAAGGAAAGCCTGTAACAATTAAAGCAAAAAGTGCAAACGCTTTATTCTTTTACTCAAAAAGTGGAGACCCAGTTTTTATCCCTAAATCAAGAAGTGTAGTTATTAAATCCCCAGGTGGAAAGTTTGTTAAGGGTGCCTATGCAAAGACCCTGCGCCGATTTCAAGGCTCTGCAAGGCTCCTTGCTGATATTCAGCAGTCTGGCATTCTAAAGCGCTTAGAGCTGGCACAGAAGGCTTCAGGCATGGACATGCCGTCATCGGTGTCCACTGGATCAGCTCCTTCAACATTCATCAAAATGGCAAAAGGTAATTCAGCCAGACATATTAATCAAGTTACAAGAATGTACAAGGCGGAAGGAGAAGTAAATGGCTAATTACGCATTAGGTGCAGTATACGAGATTAGAAAGATGCTTTGGCAAGAGCTACAAGATAAAGGCATCATGGTTGCGTCTGACTATAGAGATGGAAATGTCCAATATGTCCCAATTATGCCTACTCAAGAACAGGATATATTTAAAACTAAGTTTGTCCTGAATAGAGAAAACCCACTCCCATACATTGTCTATGACTTGGATACTGTTGGCTATGGCACAGACTGGATGATCTGTGAAGAGAGATTAACATTTAAAATTTACTCAAATTCGTTTTCAAAGGTACTGACTGTCACTAATTTGATGGTTGACCTATTTAGAAGATTTGATGATAGCGCTAAGGACTTAAATAAGTACGTTAAAACCCTAGATGGAGATAGTCCGTTTAGGTACCATTATTTTGCCCTCACAGAGGCAAATTCTCCTAATCCAGCCGAGGAACTGGACGGGAGACTAGAGGCAGACATAGCGATTATGTATTCCTATTCTAGAGATTTAAATACGGAGGGAAGATTTGCGTAATAACCCCAGATCAAGTATTATTGGTCTTGAGGAAATGTCGCAAACCCCAATATCCGAAAGGAGGAGGTGAAAATAAAAAATGGCAACAACCCGTAATATTATTATTGGCGCAGCAAATATCTTTCTTACAAAGTCAGATTCAACTCAAGCTGGCTATACAATTCCAGATCCATTCGCAGTAACAACAACAGGTTCTTTCAACGATGCAGCAAATGCAGCAGCTGGTAAGGCTCTTGATAGCACAAAGTGGAACAACGTAGGATTTACATCTGATGGTCTAGAAGTTATGTACGAGCCAACCTATGGTGAGGTAGAAGTAGATCAGCAACTCGACGTTGCAAAGCTCTTCAAGTCTTCACAGAGAGTTATGCTCAAGACAACATTTACCGAAGCAACCCTAAGAAATCTTCTTATCGTGTTCGGTCTTAAGGAGTCTCAATATTCTGGCGCAGATACAGCAGAAGAGTCGATTCTTCTTGGTATCGGTGCTTTGAACGAAGAGCCTACTGAACGTGCTCTAGTAGCAGTCGGTAACGCTCCTAGAACTTCAACAGGTAACAATGACCGTGAGCGTATCTACTATGCACGTCGTGTGCTTTCAGTAGAATCATCATCACACTCATTGAAGCGTAATGAAGCAACCCTTTTCCCAGTGACATTCCGTCTCTTGGGAGATCCATCATACTCAGATGCATACGGCAAGATCGTAGATCGTCTGAACTAAATTAATTTTATATTAATTAAAGCCTCGGCCCCAGGAAACTGGGGCCTTGTCTTTTTAACCTGTTTATTGGTATAATAATAAGGACTATTTAGGAGGTCATCTATTGGCTACCAAGCTATACGATATCGTAGAGATTGAACTACAAAACGGGAATAAGGCTATATTAAAGCCGCTCCCAATTAAAGCACTTCGTGAATTCATGAGTGTTGTTGCAGGACTAGACAACGTTAAGACAGAAGACGAAGCCATTGACATATTTTTAAAAGCAAGCGCTATTGCCCTTAGAGGTACTTTGCCAGACTTAGCTTCAGACCCAGACGCACTAGAGGCTTCTCTAGACGTTCCAACTATTTGGAAGATTATGGAAGTTTGTGGCGGAATCAAACTTGGTGACCCAAATTTGATAGCGGCAGCGAGCAAGATGGTTGGGGAGAACTAACCAACAAAACTAAGTCCTCACAGACTTGGGAAGATCTTGATCTTGCTGCCTTAGAAGCAAAAGTTTTTCTTTTAGGTATTTGGAAAAATTACCAAGAGCTAGAAGAAAATATATCGTTAACGGAGCTTATT